TATTCATTAAACCTTGTTCAAAAGCATTTGCCATACCTGAACCTATAATACCTCCAAAACCTCCCTTCATATTTCTAAGATTGTCTAAAGCTTGTTCTTGTGATACATTAGGATCAGGAGTAGCTATACCAGAACCTCCGTAAAATAAACGGTACTGAGATTTGCTTCGTATTACAGCACTGTTTATTTTATAATCAGCAATGTTATCTGCAATATCTCCTACAATAGGTTGTATTTTTCTACTTAAAGAGCCAAGCTCAACGTCACCAATTCTTGATGTACCTGCAACTGTTCTTACACCGTCCGGCGCTAAAAACAAAAGCTGCCCACCAATCTCTTGAATACTATCACCATCTAAACAACCTATGTTTTGTGTTATTGGTTGTACTGCAATAGTAGACGAGCTGTTTATATTTACTAATTTATAAATACTATTTTTACAAAATATAATTAGATCATCACGAAAAGATCTTAAACCTACTACTTGATCATCTAATACTATACTTCCAGAACCTGTAGATGAAAAGTCATCTATATCATCAGTTCCGCTATAATATATAGTATTTGGTGCTGTTGCTGCTCCTCCTACTACTAAATGTCTATCATGAATTACACAATATTTAGGATAAACACTTCCGCTAACTGTAATTTCTTTAGTAAAATAAGTTCGACTGCTTAATGCCGAATCTGTTCCTGTCATTTTAAAATATAAAGGTTTAGTTGCAGAACTTCTATCAGTTATTATAAGTTCTCCATAATCAGTATTACCTTCATATATTGCAAAAGATGCTTGATCTTGTGAAGTTCTAGCTAATGTGCTTCTACCTGTAAACGTACTGTAGTTGTCTCCACTTCCTGATACGCTATCTTTATTTATTTGTAACCAGCTATTTCCATTCTGACTAAAATATATATTTGTTCCTGAAGCAGCAATCAAACCATCTGCATATACTTGTAATCCTTTAATAGCGTTTGAACTGTTTGGTCTTGTACCATCTCCAAACTGCGTATACCCATTTATTCTTCTATATCCACCGTTTGTAGAAACTTCAAAATTTTTTAATTTTGTAGCTTCTCCCGGAGATCTTAATAGTTCAAACTGGCTTGATACTTTATTTAAACCACCTTGACATGCTAATGCAAAAGGTTGTGAACTCATTATCTATGATCCGTTGACATATACTTAGGCGCAGGATTCATTAAATTAGATCTCATTTTTCTTAAACCTTTATTATAATCATCTAATGCAAATGCTGCTGCCTGTGGGTTATCTTTAAATTGATGCATATAATATCTAGCTCGTGCTAATAATACTGAACTATACATATCAGGAAATACTATTGCATCTCCGTGTGCGTCTAGTGCCGTAGGTAAATCCCAAGCAAAAAACCACACTCTATAAACTTTATCTGGTATTGGACTTAATCCAAACTTTCTACCGTCCTTGCTTCTTATAACAACTCTAGGTTCTCCATATGTTTGACTATCTGCGTCATCTATATTTTCAGATTCTCTATAATGATCTTTCCATTCTTCTAAAGTTGAAAATCCTAAATTTCTACTTGTGTATGGTGAAGAAGCGCCACTCACTCCTATAGTTGTAAGATAAAAATCATTCCAATCTATAGCACCATAATCATTAGCAACTGAACTTGATGATGCTTTTAACTCATACCATCTTGTTCCTGCTGTTGTTTCTACATAAACATTACCATAAAAAGGATCTGTAGCTCCACTTTCTCCTGTAGCAAGAAAAGACCATCTAGGTTCAGCGCTTACTATATCATTATAAGCTCTATTAACACAGTCTTTAACGTGTCCTTGTATTCCTACTGCTCCACTAAAAGTACTTGAAGTTAAAACAACTTCATTAGTTTCTCTTAGTAACTCATTTGTTAATTGTAAATAAGTAGTTGCCATATTACTTCATAGTGTTTAAACCAACTTTGGCATCACACTTTTTAACTTTATCTTTTATATCTTTATATTGAACAATTCCGCCTTCATAATACATCTTTCTATCTTGTGCTTTTTTAGCTGCTTTTTTACCAGCTTTTGTATATGGATATTCTTTTCCGTCTACCATTGGCATTGTTATCTCCTCTTATCCTTTCTGTCTGTTATAGTTCTTTTGGGTCTTTCCAAAAATCCTGTCAAAATTCTTATTGTATGTTTTTCTTTCTTGGGCAGTCATTTTATTGCCTGCACTTACTAATTTTCTATTCCCTTTTTTCTTATTCTTTAAGATAACAGGTCTTGCATCTGTTGATATTTGTGGCATTTGTTTCCTTTTTTCTAAGTATGGGGAAGGAGAATATTATAGAATTTCCTTCCCTCACACCGTTTTATTGCTTTAATTAACGATTAGTCAATTGAATAGAAAGCAGATACTAAAGCTTCGCTACGAAGTACATCAGCGCCATAGACGTGAAGACCTCTAACGATGTCACCAAAACTGTCAGGATCACGAAGAACCTCAGTGTTAGTAATAGCTTGTGCAGTAGCAGCAGCAGAAATATGTCCAGCTATACATTTACCACTAGCTGTAGAAGCAGCAGCAATGTTATTAGACTTGTACATATCAAAACCACGCAGCTTTCCACTTGATACTAGTCCATTTCTAAGAGAACCTTGACCTGCGTTGTAGTCTACTGACATAAGTTTTGAACCAGACTGAGACAGTTGCTCATACCAAGAAGGAGGAGCTACAAACCATCTTCCTTCTTCAGGAACATTTTGCTCGTCCAACAATCTAGCCATAAATGCCATTACATCAAGAGGATCAGCTCCAGTACCATCAGAACCTGTTAGGTCGATAGAGTTAGAACCGCCTTGATGTTGTGCCATTGTTTGAGTAGCAGCAGCAGCGTCTGCACCTAATACGTGATCAGGTGAAGAAGTTGAGACACCACTAAACAATTCGGCAATAACACCTTCATCAAAAGCATCTTTAAGAGCGTAAGCTGCAGAAGAGGATGCTACCTCTTTCCAGTTTACGTGAGACATAGATTTCTCAATGTCATCTACTTTAAATTTGAAAGCGTTTGCTACATCAACAGTAAGGGTTTCTTCCATGTCAGTAAGTTTGGTCTGAGTAACGTCAGCACCTCTTTCATACTGATAAACAGTAATCGTAGGTTCTTTAACGATACGTACAGTATCTCCGTAAGCTGAAATATCACCTGCATAATCAGTGTTAGTGATTGCTTCTGCTACTGAGGCTTTTCTAAAAAAGTTAAGTACCTTCTTGGAATAAACCTTAGGCATGAAGAATGCATTAGTTTGTCCAGTTACGGAGTTCGCAAAGTTACCATTAGTATCAGTCGATTGCTCGAATAAAGCATCAGATTGATTATAAGCCATTTTAAGTCACCTTTAAATGTTAATAGTTATACTTTAATCACGCACTCTACCTTCTTCAAGAGCTTTATCGATCTCGGATTCGAGCCGATCAAACTCATCCATAGGAAGTGCTGCGATCTCCTCTTGAGTCCAAATTTTAGGTTCTGCTGTAGCATCTATCGTTGTAGTCTTTGTAGATACCATGTCCGCAGCCTTTGAGCTTGAACTCTTAGACTTCTTACGAGTCTGTTTCTTCTGAGTTGCAGAATTTAATCCCATGTCTTGCTTAAACAAATCAATTGCTCGACTTGCTAAACGAACATTATCGGGATTTCTATAAACCCATGCTTGAATATCTTCTGGTTGAGATTCTGCCCAAGCGTGAAATTCATCGCTATCTCGAATGTCTGCAAAATCAGGATGTTTTTCAAACAATTCTGTTTCTGCTTCTTTTCGTAAGGCTGCTGCTTCTCTTTCTCGCATTGCTTGAACTTGAGATTCTAATTCTTTAGTTCGTGCATCACTTTGTAAATGTGAAACAGTTTCAACCACATCATAAACATCAGGATACTTAGATTTAAAATCTTCGAGTTCTTCAACAGTTTTTGGAGCTTTATATGCTGGACTATTACTAGCTATCAGTTCTTGCTCACGCTGTCTAAACTCATTAAGTTTAGCATCATAATGCTTTTTCAAGTCATCGTACCTTTTTTTATAGTTAGGCTTTTTATAAGGTTTAGCTTTTTCTACTGGTTCTTCGCTTGCTTGTTGGTCGCTCTCTTCCTGTTGAGGTTGAGGTGCAACAAATAAACTTTCAGCAGTTAAACCTTCTTTTGGCATAACATCTTCCGTATGCCATGATTTTTTCATGTTGTACGGATTAGGTACTGGTTCGTTTTGTGCTTCTTCAGAAGCTACATTTTCATTATCAGTCATTTTTACTCTCCTTCCTTTGTGCTTACTCTACCAAGGTGGCTTATTCCAAGAACGTCTTCTAAATAAGTGCTTGCCTAAATAAGGTGGCATCAAAAGGTATTTTACTTTTTTAAAATGTAGAGTGCTGTTTGACTAGAACAGGTGGCTCTACGGTTATTAACTAGCGAATAAAGTTAAGCGAGGATCTAAAGCTCTCATTACTTCTTTGTTTTTGCGGTTGATTGGATCTTCCTCAATAACAGTAGAAGAAAGCTTTTCAACTTCGCTTTTTGCTTCTCCACCAATTGCTTTCATTTGCCTGCCAGCATCAGCTTCTTGTTCAGCTAGTGCCATCAACTCATCAAGAGTATCAGCACCAATTGCGTCCGTTGCTTTTGCTGTCATAACAAATTCTCCGTCCGATAACCTTGCAGGTATCGAATCAGAAATTCCTGTTCCCGGACCTTCAACTGGTCCAGAGCCTGAAAACTCAGATGCCGTTTCAACAACCTTATCAAAGATCATACTTAGTTGATCATCTTCAACAAGTCTATCTGTTAGATATTGTTGTTCTTCTGGCTCTAAAGCTTCAGACATTATAAATTCTACGTAATCCTCTTCCATCTCTTCGTCTGGAAGTTGTGTTGCTTCTATTTCTTCTGATGACATCATGTCTGCCATTTGTGCGTCTACGTTACCGCCTTCTGCGAAAGGAATATCATCATCAAAATATGTTGGTTTTTCTGGGTCCATTTCTCTTTCAAGTCTATCAATATATCCCGGTCTTCTATACTCAGGAATTGTGTCTTCTATAAAATCTCTTTCTTCTACAAAATATTCAACATCTGGATTTTCTTTTTTTTCTAAGTCATATAACCGTCTTTCTAATTGAAAAGCTAGTTTTTGTCTGTCGTCTTGTATTTCTCTTATAGCATCTGCATATCCACCACCAGCATCAAAATCATAACCTTCCATTCCTCTTTCCATTCCTGTTGATGGATCAATATAAAAATCTTCTTTAAATTTTTCGTATTCTTTTTTAGCATCTTTAAGTTTTTTATCTGCATTATCAACTTCTTTTTTTAATACTTTAACAACATTATCTTTTCTGTGTTTAGCCAATAATTTTCTAGACATTTTAGACAAAATACCACCGAGTGAATAACCAACTCTTCCGCCTTCTTGTTTTTCAACTCTTTTATCTTTTTTAGCTTCTTCTCTTTTCTTATATCTTTTATAATCTTGTATTGCATCGACAAAACTTAATGCTCCCGATCTGTTAGGATCGTAACTAGGGTTCTGGTATTTTTCTCTTCCCTCTTTATCCATCCACTCAAAAAAATTTAATATTTCTTCTTCTTCTTCTTTTTCTGCGTCACCGCCTTTTGCTAACATCTGTCTATCTTGTCTGTGCGCTAAAGACATGTCTTGTCTATTAAGAATTTCCATGGGATCTATGGAAGGCTGGTTAACCTTCACATTATCCATTAATTCTTTTAACATTTCTCTAAGTCCTTTAAACATATTATTCCTCTACTCTATTGAGTGCCTCCGCCACCTGCTCCTTCAAGCGCTCTAAGCGTACCAGCGAACTCACTTTCCCCTGACTGCGGAACATTTCCTGTTCCGATGTTGCCACCACCAGTGCCTGTAACTCCGAGGTCTTGAGGTCCTGCAGGTGTTCCTTCAGGGCTTCCCATAGGTGGCGGTTGTTGACCAACGGCTTCAGCTTCTTCGCCAATGTTTTGTCCAGCATTTTGTAATCCTATAATTTGTGCTGCTATAGCTGCTTCTTCTTGATCGTTTAATACTTCGTCTGGATCAAGGTCAAGGCTATAGGCAAGTTCACTTATCAATTTAGAAATCTTAACGAACGGTGCGATTGCTGGGTTTTGTACAGTCTGTAAGAAAGTAGTGAGTCTTTGTGATCTTACTTCTTTCTGCATCAGGCTGTTAGTTCCAGTAGCGCTAACTTCTAAATCACCTTTAACATCTAAACTGCCCTCAAAGAACTGCATGTTCCATTGAAAATAAGCCTCTCCTAATGGCTTTAATAAAAAATCATCTAAGTTTTTAACAACTGTTTTAATGTTTAAACTTGCTGCACCTAGTAGCATTGACATACCAGAAGCAGTTCGTGTCATACTTTGGACTCCTGTTTGTCCGTGCGAATAACTTGGAAGACCTGTTTGCTCATCTGCTAGTTGTCTAAAGCGGTCAAACATCATCATATTCTCATTCGCTGTATTTGGAAACTTGAGTCCGTGTATTGCTTGTCCGGGCATACCAGCTTGTCTGCGGAATATCTTACCCGGATATATTTCCATTGACTGTCCGCCAACCAACGCAGACTCATCAACATCAAATACTAATGATCCTGATAGTGCTAGATTATCTATAGCCATACGTGCATGACCATTCATAATCTGCTGACTATCATCCATATTTTCTGCAATACCTATACCAAAGAAGTTATAAGGATTGCGTTCATATGGGAATGCATGATACGGAAGTCTGTGTGGTGTAAACGGATTAATTACAACTCTTAATACTTTATTACCTGTAATCCAAGCATTGATCTGTAGTTCATCAAGTTCATCTACGTCATCGCCTAGCTCAATTCCAGCTTCTCTAGCTGACTGAGCATCCATAACTCCCCAATATTCTAAAACTTCGTAGTTTGTATTCTCTGCGCCTTCTGTATGTTCACTGTCTCTAAGTTGATTTTCGTAATACTTTTCTTCATAATTTGGACCCATCATTAAACATTCTCTAATGGCATCCTTATCAAAATATGGCAGGTTCTTTAATGCTCTAAACTGTGAGCGATTCATTTTGTGCCTATGAATAACATATTCACACTCATCTATATTAGTAGCTGATGGATCTGGAAAGAAATCCCACAAACTAACAAACTCAATTCTAGGTACACGCACTTCCAAAGGCTTGTATTGTCTTTCTCCTTCTTCATTGGTCCATCGGTTTAGAGTTTTATTAAAGTTAAAAGGTCCTTTAATAACTCCTGTTCCTAATAGTGCAGACTCTAGAAGTGCGTTCCTTATTTCAGATGAACCGTTTGACTCTTCTATTTGATCGTGGATCAGCTTTTCCATACGTCTAGCTGCACGTTGAGCCGGAGAAAGTTCAGGAATTTGAGGGATAGGAACAAAACCCTCGGCTAATAAACCCACTTCATCTGCTTGGTTTTGTGGGTCAACCCCACGGGCTTGATGGAGG